AAGAAAAACCGAAGGGGTATAAATATAAATTAGCACAATTAAATTTTTTAGCTGCTAATGAATCTAAAAAAGCAAATAAAACTTTACCAAGTGCTTTAAAAGGAACACTTGGATTTTTCACTGTTAATCCTGACACAGGTAAATTTACTTTAAAAGGTGTAGATAGAGCAAAAACATTTGCTGGTATATCTGGAGAGAAACAAGAGTTTAAAAAAATGGATCCAAGCATTAGAGCTGCATTTGGACCGACTCAATCTAAGGTTCAAGGTATTATCGATTTAATTAAATCAAAAATAAAAGGTGCTGATATTAAAAGAGCATCTAACGCACCTACTCCAACTAAAACATTAACAGCAAATATGTTCAAAGGTGCTTTCAAAGGTTTACCGGGAAATTCAGGTGAAATAAAAGATCCATTGGGCGGACCAGATTTAATTGATATTAAAAAGTTAGATAAGAATCCATACAATGACATTTAAAGGTAAAAAAAGTGGACCACCACCAAAGTCAGGGCCACAGAGTCAGGGCTTGAATATTTTATATAATACTGTTAAAGTGGTAGAACATACGGAGAAAAATAATGGCAGACATAGACAAGGCTCTTCCAAACGAGCCAAGAAAAGAATTTAACGTACCAGGCGAAGAAGAAATTCAAGAGCAGGTAATTGAAGAAGTATCAGAGCAACAAGATGCTCCTGGTCCTGTTGAAATTGAAGAGAACGAAGATGGATCAGTTGATATTAATTTAGATCCACAAGCTGCATCCCCTGAAGGTGGTGATGAGCATTATGCAAACTTAGCAGACTTTTTACCTGATGATGTTTTAGGTTCATTAGCATCAGACTTAAATCAAAAATACATGGACTACTCAATGTCCAGAAAAGATTGGGAAAGAACTTACACTCAAGGTTTAGATTTATTAGGTTTCAAATACGATAATAGAACAGAACCATTTCAAGGTGCATCAGGTGCAACACATCCTGTTCTTGCAGAAGCTGTAACACAGTTTCAAGCTTTAGCTTATAAAGAATTACTTCCAGCAGATGGACCGGTTAGAACTCAGATACTTGGAATACCAACTCCAGAAAAAACAGATCAAGCAACACGTGTTAAAGATTTTATGAACTATCAAATCATGGAACAAATGAAAGAGTATGAACCTGAATTTGATTCTATGTTATTTCATCTTCCATTATCTGGATCAACTTTTAAAAAAGTTTATTATGATGAAGTAGAAGGTAGAGCGGTATCAAAGTTTGTACCGGCTGATGACTTAGTGGTTCCGTATACGGCTACCTCATTAGACGATGCGGAAGCAGTCATCCATAAAGTAAAAATTTCTGAAAACGAATTAAGAAAACAACAGATTGCAGGTTTCTATAGAGACATTGATTTATCTGCACCACAAGATAAAGAAACTGATGTTGAGAAAAAAGAAAGAGAATTAGAAGGAGTATCTAAAACTAAGAATGATGATTTATATACTCTTCTAGAATGTCACGTGAATTTAGACATCGAAGGTTTTGAAGATGTTAATCCAGAGACTGGTGAGCCGTCAGGAATTAAACTTCCATACATTGTAACACTTGAAGAAGGTTCAAGAGAAATTTTATCGATCAAAAGAAACTATGAAGTAGGAGATCCAAATAAAAATAAAGTTCAATATTTTGTTCATTTCAAATTTTTACCGGGTTTAGGTTTTTATGGTTTCGGTTTAATCCACATGATTGGTGGACTGTCTAGAACAGCGACCGCAGCTTTAAGACAGCTCTTAGATGCGGGAACGTTATCTAATCTGCCAGCTGGATTTAAAATGAGAGGAATAAGAATTAGAGATGATGCACAATCAATTCAACCAGGTGAATTTAGAGATGTAGATGCACCAGGTGGTAATTTAAGAGATTCATTTATGATGCTTCCATTTAAAGAACCTTCTCAAACATTATTAAGTTTGATGGGTGTAGTGGTTTCAGCAGGTCAAAGATTTGCATCGATTGCAGATTTACAAGTAGGTGATGGTAATCAACAAGCTGCAGTTGGAACGACAGTTGCATTATTAGAACGTGGATCAAGAACTATGTCTGCGATTCATAAAAGAATTTACTCGGCTTTAAAGAATGAATTCAAACTTATGGCTAGAGTATTCAAGTTATATCTACCTCAAGAATATCCGTATGATGTAGTTGGGGGTCAAAGAATGATTAAACAAACAGACTTTGATGATCGTGTAGATATATTGCCAGTTGCTGACCCTAACATTTTTTCCCAAACACAGCGTATTTCACTCGCGCAAACGGAACTCCAACTGGCATCTTCAAATCCACAGATGCACAATTTGTATCAAGCATATAGAAATATGTATGAAGCTTTAGGTGTTAAAAATATTGATAGTGTTTTAATTAAACCAATGCAACCAATGCCAAAAGATCCGGCGTTAGAACACATTGATGCATTAGCTAGTAAACAGTTTCAAGCATTTCCAGGTCAAGATCATAGAGCACATATTACATCTCATTTAAATTTCATGGCAACTAACATTGCAAGAAATAATCCAATGGTGATGGCAAGTTTAGAAAAAAATATTTTTGAACATATTTCTTTAATGGCTCAAGAACAAGTTGAAATAGAGTTTAGAGATGAACTAATTCAAATACAACAAATGCAAGCAGCTATGCAACAGAATCCAATGATGGCTCAACAGATGCAAATACAATTAAAAATGCTAACAGAAAAAATTGAAGGTAGAAAAGCTGTATTGATTGCTGAAATGATGGAAGAATTTATGAATGAAGAGAAGAAAATTACTTCACAATTTGATAATGATCCAATTGCAAAACTAAGATCAAGAGAATTAGACCTTAGAGCAATGGAAAACGATAGAAAAGAACGTGAAGGTAAAGAGAGAATGGACCTTGATAAGATGAAAGCGATGATGAATCAATCAAATCAAGATGAAAAACTAGATCAAAACGAAGAATTGGCAAAATTAAGAGCTGATACATCAATTGAAAAAACAATTTTATCAAAAACTATTCCAAATGTTGATTCAATGATGAAAAATTCTGCTCCAACAATGCCAAAAGTAAAAATATTTAGAGGTGGAAATGAATAAAGCACAGAAAAAAATAAAAAAAGTGATGAAGGAGTTCAAAAAAGGTAAATTACCTATTGGACAATCAAAGAAAAAAGTAAAATCTAGAAAACAAGCAATTGCAATCGCACTTTCTGAAGCAGGAAAATCAAAAAGGAAGTCATAATGTGGTTTAGTGCAATAAATTTAGCAGTAAAAGCTGGTTCACATATTTTTAAGAAGCGTCAAGAGACAAAAATGCTTATGGCGGACGCTCAAATGGAACATGCAAGAAAAATGGCCCGAGGTGAGGAAGCTTATCAAGGAAAATTGCTAGAAGCAAGGCAATCGGACTGGAAGGACGAGGCGGTCCTTATAATTTTGTCGACCCCCGTGTTAATTTTGGCGTGGGCAGTGGTATCGGATGACCCGACAGCGATGGACAAAGTAAAATTGTTCTTCGAAATGTTCTCACAGCTTCCCAGCTGGTTCACTAATTTATGGATCCTTGTCGTGGCGAGCATTTATGGTATAAAGGGAACTCAAATATTTAGAAACGGAGGAAAAAAATGAAAAAACCTATAAGTAAAAAAGAAAATCCAGGTTTAGCTAAATTGGCTAAAAAGAAACCTGAACTTGCTGAAAAATTTGGTTATGATGCAAATAGAATTACTGCAGCTAATGGTGGATCTATGAATCATGAACAATTAACTGGTTGGGGAAACGTTAGATCTGACGTTAAAAACTTTGGTAAAAAATAATGCAGAAACAAAAGATGGACAAAAAGAAGTTAATGGAACTTCTACAAAATAAAAAAAAGAAAAAACAAGTAGCAAAAAGAAAACCTTCAGCAAGAATGAAGGCAATGGGGATAGCATAATGGCAAATTTAACACCAGAAGAAAAGAAAACTGAATACATAACTAAAAAGAAAACAAAAAGAAAAATGGGTCCTGCATCTGGATTAAGAAAAAAAGATAATGAAATACAATTAATAACAGACGATAAAATTATTGAATTAACAACACCTAAAAATATGAAATCAGGTGGAAGAGTAAATTTACGTGGTGGTGGAATTTGTAAAAAAGGTATGAACAAAAAAGCTATAGGAGCAAATTCATAATGGCAAAACTTTGTGCTAAAGGAAAAGCAGCTGCAAAAAGAAAATTTAAGGTTTATCCATCTGCATATGCAAATATGTATGGATCAGCAGTTTGTTCTGGTAAAATAAAACCAGGCGGTAAAAAGAAAAAAGCTAAAAAGAGAAAATAATGGCCGAAGGAGGACTAAGAAAATGGGTAGCAGAGAAATGGGTGGACATTGGAGCACCAAAGAAGAATGGGAAGTATCAGCCATGCGGGCGCTCAAAAGGTTCGAAGAGAAAGTATCCAAAGTGCGTACCACTTGCAAAAGCCACACAGATGACAAAGTCTCAAAAGGCGAGTGCTGTCAAAAGAAAAAGAGCAGCAGGTAATACAGGTCCTAAACCAACTAACGTTAAAACATTTACAAAAAGAACTAAAGCAGCAAATGGATATGCTGGAAGTTTTATTAAATTAGATGTAGATGGTAAAAGAATTGGAAATCCAACTTTAAAAAAATATTATAGAGGAATGATATAATGGCATCACCAGCATGGCAAAGAAAAGAAGGTAAATCCAAAACAGGTGGATTAAATAAAAAAGGCGTTGCATCTTATAGAAGAGCTAATCCTGGATCAAAATTAAAAACAGCAGTAACAACTAAACCATCAAAATTAAAACCAGGATCCAAAGCTGCAAAGAGACGTAAGTCATTTTGTGCTAGAATGTCTGGAATGAAGAAAAGACTTACTTCTGCTAAGACCGCAAGAGATCCAAATTCAAGAATTAATAAATCATTAAGAAAATGGAATTGCTAATGATTAAAAATTTTAAAGACATAGTTATATTATTAATTACAACAGGTGTTCTAATTTTATTAGGTATCATTATTATTGGTGATTATTGGGTAGCTGTTCAAGAAGATAGACCAATAGATGACAGCATAATCGTACTTATGAAAATGTCAGTTACAGGATTGATTGGAGTTATTGGTGGTTATATTGGTGGTAGTAAATGATAGATAAATTCATGTACACATTATTTGGTGCTATTGACAATTTATTTGATAATATTATACCTAATCAATATGAGAGA